ATATTTCTGTCAAGCAGTTGCAGTGCCAGGTATATCGATGTCTGAAGCTATTCAACCAACTCCTTTTATAGATGTGTATGCACCCGGTGAAAAAGCAATATACGATCTACTTAACGTGACGTTTTATGTTGATGAAGAATTAACAGCATGGAAAGAAATTCATGATTGGATTCGTGCAATGACCTTCCCTGAAAAATTTGAAGAGTATCAACAATTAAGTAGATTATCTAGAAATGGTGATAATACAAGTAAGCCTCAATACTCAGATGGTATGTTGACATTATTATCATCATCAAATAATCCTTTGCATAGATTTAAATTTTATGATTTATTTCCTATTTCATTATCGACTTTTGTTGTAAACACGACAGATTCTCCCGAAACTATTATCACAGCAGATGTAACATTCCGCTTCTCCTATTACGACATAGAAAAAGTTTAAATATTACTTGACACTTATCTTGAATAGCGTTATACTATATACTTAGTAAAAAATTACGCTTTAAACCTGTGAGAGTCATTAATGAACAAACTTGAAGAACTTTTAGAGATGTGGCAAGTAGATTCTGTTATAGATAAAACAGAACCAGGTAAAGCTTTGCTAGATATCCCAAAACTGCATAGTAAGTATTTGAATATAATTTCTAGATACAGGCTATTATCAAAAGAGTCTGAATTTAAAATATCCAAGATGCGAAGATTAAAGTGGGAATATTACACTGGTAAATTGGACCAATCAACACTTCAAAAATACGGCTGGGAACAATTTCCATATACTTTAAAATCCGAAGTTTCTACATATCTTGAAAGCGATGAAGATATATTTAAACTGATAGCGCATAAAAAAATGCATGATGAGATTGTCGAAGTGTGTGGTAGTATATTGAAAGAATTGAGTGCAAGAACATTTCAACTGAGAGATTTTATTCAGTGGGAAAGATTCATTCAAGGCGCGTAATGTCTGATTATAAAATATCAAAAATAAATGAGGCATACGTTAAGGTAGAATGTGACAAAGGTTTTGCACGTGAATTGTCAGAGTATTTTACATTCTACGTTCCTAATTATCAATTTTCACCACAATTTAAAAAGAAGTTGTGGGATGGTAAGATTCGTTTATTAGACTTAAGAAACCAGTCACTATATCATGGTTTAGTTCCTTATGTTGTGAGATTTTGTGAAGATAGGAAATATTCACTTTCAATAGACGATGATGTAGTTCTTACGGACAATTTTTCTTTGATAGAAGCCCAGGATTTTATTGACGAATTAAAATTACCCTATGAAGTGAGAGACTATCAATTAAACGCTTTTGTTCAAGCTATCCGTAATAAACGACTACTGATATTATCTCCAACAGGTTCAGGTAAATCACTAATCATTTATTTAATTATTAGTTTACTTCAATCCACACACAGTAAAAAAGGTCTTTTGGTTGTTCCTACAACCTCACTAGTTGAGCAAATGTATTCCGATTTTAAAGGATATGGTTATAATGTTGAAAAATATTGTCATAGGCAATATGCAGGAAAAGAAAAAGATACAGCGCACTTTTTAATTATAACGACATGGCAATCTATTTACGGTAGAGAACCTGAGTATTTTGAGCAATTTGAGTTTGTGATTGGTGATGAAAGTCATTTGTTTAAAGCTAAATCACTATCTTCCATTATGTCTGGTTTAATTAACGCTAAGTATAGAATAGGCACAACAGGCACTTTAGATGATACACAAACACATAAACTAGTCCTAGAAGGTTTGTTTGGCCCAGTTTATCAAACAACAACGACTAAAGAGTTGATGGATAATAATCATCTTTCAAAATTAAAAATAAAATGTTTGATGTTAAAGTATCCTAAAGATGTTTGTAAGTCATCTAAAAAATGGGAATACAAAGACGAGATTGATTATTTGGTGTCTAATATTAATAGAAACAAATTCATTAAAAATCTTGCTTTATCGTTACATGGTAATACGCTAGTTTTATATAATCTGGTTGAAAAACATGGCAAAGAATTATATGAAAATATTAAGAATAGTGCACATAAAGACAGAAGAGTTTTTTTAGTCTACGCAAAAGTAGATGCTGAAGAACGTGAAGCAATCAGAGCAATCACAGAAAAAGAAAAAGATGCTATTATTGTAGCCTCTTACGGCACTTTTAGCACTGGTATTAATATAAAAAACCTACATAATGTTATATTTGCTTCACCATCAAAATCTAAAATTCGTAATCTACAGTCCATTGGTAGAGGTTTAAGAAAAGGTGATGATAAAGATTACGCAACATTATTTGATATTTCAGACGATTTTAGAGTTGATTCACATGTCAACTTTACATTAAAGCACTTTGCCGAAAGAGCTAAAATATACGATTCTGAAAAATTTGAATACACTTTCTATAATATTGAACTGATGAAAAATGGACAAAATTAAAATAGTTAGACTTCAGTCTGGTGAAGATGTTTTATGTGAATACACCGAAAGTGATGATGGTTTTGTTACGCTTTCAAATCCATTTTGTTTTATCATTAGACGAAGCGGAGATTATAAGTCTAAAATACTTATGACTCCATGGTTACCTATTGATGTTATAGAGCGTAATGTAGCGCAAGTATACACAACAGATATCTTAACTATAATGACACCAACGAAAGTCATTAAAGAGTATTATCATAAGATGGTTTTTGAATACCATAACGGACCATCTGATTTACCAGAAGTTGAACATCCAGATAACATCTTATTGGAAAATGATTTAATTGATACAGAAGAGTTTTATGATGATTATTTGGATGAAGAAACACAAGACAAACAATCTATTGACGATACACCAGAGACAATACACTAAACATTTATTTAATACATCACAGCGGACATGCCTAATATAACGATATCCTAACGAGTTGTCAATATAAAGTTGAGAAAATATGAAAAAAGTTATAAAGAACTACATCAATAATCCAGATTTTTTACAGGCGTTAATTGACCATAAGAAAAAATGCATTGATGCCGTTGAAGCTGGTAAACCAGAACCTATAGTATCAAACTACATAGGCGAATGTTTTTTGAAGATATCTTTACATCTTGCTCGTAAACCCAACTTTATATCGTATTCGTTTAAAGAAGAAATGATTTCTGATGGAATAGAAAACTGTGTCATGTACTTTAGAAATTTTGATCCAGAAAAATCAAAAAACCCATTTGCGTATTTCACTCAAATAGTTTACTATGCTTTTTTGCGTAGAATTGCTCGTGAAAAGAAACAGCTATACTTAAAATATAAAGCAACCGCACAGTATGGTGTTTTAGATGAGGGTGAAATGTATGAAGATGAATACGGCAATATGCGTCAGTTTGAAATGTTTGATAATATATCTGAGTATATCGAAACGTTTGAAATAAAACGTGCTGAGCAACTGAAAAAGAAAAAGACCAAAGCTAAAGGTTTGGAAGAGTTCTATATTAAGGAAGAATAACGTGGATAATGTGAAAATTGGATTTGTTGCTTCATCTTATGATATGTTTCATGCTGGACATATTATGATGCTAAAAGAAGCTAAAACTCAATGTAACTATTTAATAGTAGGATTACAAACTGACCCGACTATTGATAGACCTGACACCAAGAATAAACCTGTTCAATCATTATTTGAAAGATTTGTTCAACTTCAAGCATGTAAATACATTGACGAAATTGTGCCATACACTACAGAAAAAGAACTGTTAGATATACTATTGTCATACCATATTGATATACGTATTATTGGTGAGGAATATAAAGATGTTCACTTTACAGGAAAAGAACTAGATATTCCTATATACTACAACAAAAGAAAACATAGCTTTTCTACCACAGAACTTAGAAAGCGTGTTATAGATAATGGAAAAAAATAATGCGAATAGCTCTCATAAACGATACTCACGCGGGTGCGCGAGGCGATAATCCCGTATTCAACGAATTCTTTTTCAAGTTTTGGGAAAACACATTCTTTCCCTATCTAAAAGAAAACAACATAACAACTATATGCCACCTTGGTGACGTTGTCGATAGACGTAAGTTTATTAATTTTGTTACGTTAAACTCGTGGAGAAAAAGATTCTTTGATCGTATCCGCGATGAAGGTATCACTATGCACGTCATAGTGGGAAACCACGATGTCACATACAAAAACTCAAATGATATAAACGCAATGCATGAGTTATTCAATCATTACGATAATGTCCACATCTATACTTCACCGAAAGAATTGATATTTGATGAACTTCAAGTTGCTATGGTGCCATGGATAAATTCAGAAAATTATGAAGAGTCGATGAAGTTTCTATCAGACACACCCTCACAAATAGTTTTTGGACATTTTGAGATTGCTGGATTTGAAATGGATAGAGGTAATATTGCTAAAAGCGGTATGAATAAAGAAACTTTCGATAGATTTGATATGGTCATGTCAGGTCACTTCCATTATAAAACAAGTCAAGGACCAATATATTACTTGGGTAATCAGTATGAAATGACATGGGCAGATTATGGTGATGTCAGAGGATTTCATGTGTTCGATACAAAAACACGTGATTTAGATTTTGTGCCTAATCCCAATCATATTTTTTATAAGATAACATACGACGATACTATTCAAGACATCGACTACTGGAAAAACTTTGATTACGTGGGTCATAAAGACACTTATGTAAAAGTTATTATTATCACAAAACAAAATCCATATATATTTGATATGGTGTTGGATAATCTATATAAAGCAGGTGTTTTAGATATATCGATTGTCGAAGACTTCTCTGATGTGATGATAGAAGATGACGATGATATTAACCAAACAGAAGATACAATAACAATATTAAATAAATTCATTGACAACATGAAGTTAGATGTAGATACTGATAAACTCAAAACGCATATGCGAGAGCTATATGTTGAAGCTTTAAATTTACAGAGAAACGAATGATAGTTTTTAAAGTATTGAAATTTAAGAATTTTTTGTCTACAGGTAACTACTGGACAGAAATTAATTTAGATAGAACATCACACACACTAGTTGTGGGTAATAATGGTTCTGGCAAGTCTACCATGCTAGATGCTCTGACTTTTACATTGTTTGGAAAAGCTTTTAGAGACATCAATAAACCGCAATTACTTAACTCCATAAACATGAAAGATTGTATTGCTGAAGTATTCTTTAATATTGGCAATCAGAGTTATCGAATTGTTCGTGGACT